TAAAGGTGCTGTAATTATGACACCGTTTTGTGCTTTTATGTTGAATTTTGCGGGTTTTTCGGGTTCTTTTGGCTTAATTTGCTCCGCTATCAGGCATCCGTAACTGAATCCGTCGCCATCATGTGATGCCCAATTGTGGTCTGGGTCACTTGAAAATATGCGTCTTTCCTCATCCCATATATAACTCCAAGCGCTTAAACCTTCTAGCCCTTTTTCACATTTGTCGGAAAATTCGCATCTTTGAATAATCCTTCTGGCGGCGTTTACTCTGTCAGATTTTTTGCTATCAGGGGTTATGTCAATTTTGTTTGCGCCAAACTTTTGTATGAATATTTCAACCGCGCTGTATTTTGCTGCGAATGTTTTTGCCCTTGCGTCATGCGGGAGCCATATTTTACCAAGCGCACGAATGCCATTCTTTTTCCTGTATTGGATTATTTTTTCTTCAAGGCGATCACACCACTGGTCAGCGTCTAAACCAAACCCGCAGTCATAGTCAAAAATCGTATAACCGCCGATTGTTGGCTGCCAGAAATACCATGTTGATGTGTCTTTTCTGCCTATGTCTGCACTGATATAAAAATCAGCGCCATCTGGGTCAAATTCAACATGAGAACCTATCCGCCCCTGTTTTTCCAGCTTTGATATTCCAGCCGCTAGTATTGCGCCAATGTTTGACGCAGTAAAGCTGCACATATATTCTTGGTCAAACTTAGATAATCCGTAATCCTCGCCAAACTCGTCAATAAATGCTTTTTTCTCTTTCGCTATTTCTTCTAACGTCAAGACTTTTGTTTGCTCAACGTCTAAAATCTCGGCATAAGCTTCCGGATTGTTTCTTGCCGCCTGGAATGTTTTGTATGCGTGATTTTTGCCGCGTGGCGTTGTAATAAATATCTGCCAGCCTTTATTTTCTGCAAGAATCGGGCGAAAATGCGCTCTGGAATTTGGATTAGCAAGCGCCCACTCTGAATATACAATCCCGGCTGGCGTAGCGCCGACAAGACTATTGTAACTATCGCTTCCCACTACTTGCCACGTTGACCCGTTTTTGAACTCGATCATCATTTCCTGATTTCGGGTCGTTTTTCGTAGCTCAACTGGAAAAGCCTCATCTATTCGCTTTTTGCCAGTGTGCGGGTTTACAGCATCCCATATAGCTTTACGTGCTTGAGAGTATTCCGGGAGCATGTGCCAATACCCTGCCACTCTCTCAAAAGCAGCGCAAGCGGCGCGGTGCAAAGCTATTTCGTCTTTGCCTGACCGCCTGTGCCAGATCAATTCAGCATGCCGACCACCGCGCTCTAAGTATTTCCACGCTTTCTTTTGATAACTACGTGGCTCCCAGTTGTTGGGCAATACGATTTTAGTCATCAGAAAATCGTTTGATTACAACCGTCAAAGCTCCACCATTGTCCCCAACATGCTCAGTTCGTGCTAACTTGGGCGCAGCAAACTCAGCCAGCTTTGCCAACAGGTCAAGGGCTTTGCCGGGGTCTGGCTTGATTTCTCTTTCTAAATCACCTTCTGCCACTATTGTTAGCCACTTGGCAACGTTATCGGCATTACCCTCCAACAGCTTATTGATCGTTTCCCTGAATTCGCGTGTGGCTTTGTTCGGTGTCCCGGCAGTTCTTCCTCCGGTCTTCGGTGTTCCTTTAGGCCGACCAAAGCCGGATTTCGGCTTAGTAGTCATAATCTATCCATTTTTTACTATAGATAGGTTTATTCTACACAATTATGCGGTTTTTGCAACACTTGCTCTTATGTATCTTTTGTATTGTCGGCTATCTAAAATGAATGCATCGCAGTTAATAACTGGCCGTTTCTTAAAGTGACCACCTAACCCGACCAAATACAAAGCGTATCTACTGACGATGTATTTTCTTTTCATTTTGCACCCCACTTTATAGGGTCGCCATCAATGTCAACAACATAAACAGGCAGCGCCATTGTTTCTGCGTCGGCTTTTATTCGCTCTTTCCATACCCCCGGAATTTGTGCGTACTTTTCCCCCGTTATTGTCCGGCATGGGGCGAGTTTAGGATAGCTTTCTTTTGCAAGTAGCCTATCCAGTTCTTTAGTCTCACTCTGTTTGAAAAGTTTGTAAACTACTCCCAGCGGCCATTCTGGGTCGTCTGTTTTGTTCCAGCGTATTTGTAGTTTGTCCATATCTATCAAAATATAAGGCTGTATAAGGTGGGGCTTATTACCCCGGATGTCCGTAGCCCTATCCGTCGATAGGGTTCACCTGTAAATCCAGGCTATACGCTTTGCAGGCTACTTTCGTAGCTCCTGTGCCGGACTGTTCACTAACATTGAAGCAGGCAGGGTTTGACCTGCTATCTCAGTCCCTACTCATCGCGTCTGAGGCCACGAACATTCGGGTTTTGTGCGTGTCCATTAAGTGCCTACGCACTCCACGCCGCCGCTTCAATGTTAGTCCCCGTACTTTCCGGGGTGTCATCTAGGTGCTGCATTTAGAACTGCCTAGCCAATTCGAGCAAACGAAAGCAGCGTCCGTTTTGTTAGTGGCGGTGCTGTCTCCCCGCTTGTGGTTTTGTCCTTTCGGCTTGTCCACCAGAACACCACGGCTTTTCACCGTTGATCTTGCGTATCAGCCTACGCATTCACTAACAAGTCTAGGGTCTGCTCGCATAAAGCAGCGACGCACAAGAAAGGACCAAACCAAAACAACGGCGCTAACCCGTTGCCAGACCCTAGACTTTTTAGCACTAACATGGAAGGACGCCCCGACTTACATTCCCCCGCCTGCTGCATAATGGCTGCGGCTAATGCGTGCATCCTTTCATGTTAGTCCCCGTACTTTCCGGGGTCAGTGCTTATTTTCCCTCATTTTCGCTATCTTATCCAACATTTCCCGCTTTTCAATTAGCGCTTTTGCTTTCTTTTCTGCTTCCGCTTTACTCATTCCAGCGTCGTATTGAAGTATTGCTGCGCGTTCTTCAAATGCTTCTCGGTCATTCATTTTGTTTCTTTTAGTATGACTGCGGCTGCACGGCAAATTTTGTTCCAATCACCTCCAAGTACGTCAATACCCCACTGCTCTGGTTGCGCTAGTCGCTCACGTAGTGCTTCAATTGAAGGAACTTGCATAAAAAGATCAGGCTCACCGCCTTTGATGTATGCGACCAGCGCTTCAAGATCGTTTAGCGCTTGCTGTATTAGTTCTCGGTCAGTTTTGTCAGTCATTTCATGCACTCCCAATACTTGCCGTTGAATACTGGCTTACCTTCGTTTTTAATGCACAATGCGCGGTATTCGGATGCAGGGTCTTCACCGTTTGCGTGCTTGTATAGTGTAAACACACCATACGCGACTGCAAAAAATAAAAAAACAGAAAGCACCGCAATTACCACTATATGTACAATTTCAAAAATAGCATCTTTCATATGTTTTCAAAGTTATTCATTGCCCATTGCTCTTATTGCATCCGCCATTTCTTTACCAATTCCGGCAGCTATGTATGATTCACACTTTTTTGCGCATTTTTCACGCTCCGCTGCGGCTCCTGCTGCGTAGACAAGGGAGGCGAAGCGCATAGTTTCCTCTTCAAATATTTCTATATTAGCCTCGTCTGCCATGCGGATTATGTCTGCCATGCGGAGTATATCGTCTCGTGTCATGTTCAGTACCCCCACCGAATGCGTAAGCACACAATATACAAATGCAGGGCAAACTCGTTCCCGCCGCTGAAAAACCCGACTGCAAAGCATGGCCACTTTCGCGGAAAAAACTCAATCGTGAAGTGCAATGATTTTTTCATTTCATTCCCTTTCCAATCTCTGCCGCCTTCGCGGCAAGTTCTAGCATTTTTCTGTCAGTCATTTATTTCCCCTTGCTTTCAACATAGCATCGGCAACGATGTAGCAGTCTTCAGCAATAATTTCTGAAAGTGTCGGGTTTTTATATGTGTTGCCTGATGTTCTTGCTTCTTCCAATCTATTAGTAATGACTGCTGACATAGCTTTCGCTGCAAAATAGTCGCGCAGGGTCATGCCGTGTGAGTCTTCAACGTAAAGTTTCATGTGTTTTTCTCCTTTAATTTTGTTTCAACGGCACGGGTGAATTCTGTCACCTCATCGGGCGCCAAATACATTGCTCTGCCCTCGGCTTTGTCGCCGCCGAAAATGCTGTGACCTGTGATGCGCTCCCACTCGTCCTCAATCTCATCATCCGTCAGCCCTTGCCATGCGCGTTGTGGATGTTGCGCGTCATACTCGTGCCAGTGCTTTTCGCAGATCACGCCATACGCTACCGCAGGGCTACCATAGCGGTCAGTAGTAGCCCACTCAGCGGGAATGCCACCGTACTTCGAAGGACAGCCACATGAAAGTTTCCAGTGCGTTTCATCAGCTTGCTGAATAGCAGCACGTAGGGTGGTGATGGCGTCGGCTTCCAATTCGCTCGTCGTCCAAACTTTGACGGTTCCGGTTACTTGTGACAGCTCGCTTTTACCGCCTCGGCAAAATTCATCAAACGTCATATCGACGATCTTTTCATTGATGATGTCCATATCTCTCTCCTTAGTTAGTAAGAGATATTATACACACTTATTTAGATCATGCAAGCGCTAAAACGCACATTGCAGCATCACGTTCGTGTTGATTGCTTTTCTTTGTCCAGCCAGTGATTTTGTTGAAAGTTTCCGCGTCTAGCTTGCGTCCTTTGTGTTTTGGGCTTATGCCGTGAGCGCTTACTTTCATTTCTTCACATATGGCGCATATTAAATTGCATATAGCGTCAACCTGCCCGACATTCCGGGCTATCTTCATGCGTGCAGCTTGGCTAGTGCCCCGGCTCCAAACTGGCGAAGTCAAGCGCGAATCCTCGAATATCACGCTTGTAACGGAAAAGCTAGGAAGCAGCGTTATTAGCTGTATTGGCGTCCAGGTGGTTAGCTTTGTAAGCTTTCCGTTCTCAAATATAGCTACTCCCGTATTTGTACCGGGGTCAAGTCCGATTAGCATACTCATTTATCAGCTTAGTCACGCCAGCAGAAAAATTCCCGCCGCCGATCTTTTTCGCTTTTTCATGCGCTTTTTTTGAAATGTAGATATTCACGCGCTTTGCGTCTTCAATTGTTTTTGGCTTGCCGATTTTTTTAGTGTCCATAATCTCATTCTACACACTTACGCGGCAGGTTCAAGCCTTTTGTCCCAATCACACTCAAAAGAAAATGGAAGCCTGCCGAATATCTGCATTAGCTCGCGCTCCTTAGGGCTTAACGCGCAGCCTTTCGACATCTCTAAGCCAGCCCGATGACTTCGCACAGGCAAGAATGCTGGTTTTGACGCGTTCGGCAATGTCGCGCCCAAGTCGGGCTTCAATGTCTCGCAAGTAGTCCGCGACTTTATCTCTTTCCCCATCATGAAAATTCTCGACGGCGCAGCAGAAACGCTCAAAAGTCTCGGCGCGTTCATTCGTTTGCAGGCTCATTCAGGTATTCGATTATTTGTTGTGCTGATATGATTGTTTGCGCTAAAAACAACAATGCAGCGTTTTTGTCTTTCATCATTAGCACCGGCAATTTTCTGCCAGCTTCTTGTATTTTGAGTACGTCTTCGCTGTAGTCTTTCATTAACTTATTCCTTTGCAGCGTTTTTGTTTGCCATCGAAATTAAACATTGTGCGCGAATATCTGCCAACAAGTTTGCTGTTATTCCATGCCTATCCATAACTTCAAACGCCGAGCGCATCATGCTTTCAAACAATTCAATATCGCTTTGTCTCGCAACGACCGGGTGACGATAGCGGTTGAGATACCCGCAGTGTTGGCAACGGGTTTCTGTTGTTGCCATTTCCATTTCTGCCATTTCTTGCAACGTTTCGCCAAGCCACTTGCTCATAGGTTTATCGTTATAAGTGTTCATAATTTTCTCGCTCCTTTTTCCTTTTCACATAACACTACGTTCCTGCGGATTCGCTACGCTCACCGCTGAACTTATCCGTTAGAACTTTATGAACCATCGTTATGCCGTTCTTTTCCATAAAACGCCTCCTCAAGAGCTTCTCGCATTGTTTGAGGATTATTTTTATTCTTTCCACGATCAAAAATTTCTTCTTTGTTATTCATTTGAGAATCTTGGTGCATTTTCTTTGCTTGAAATAATGCACACTGACAAAAGCAAAAAACCGTGGAGGGTTCAGGTGCAAACTCAATACGTCCTAGCTGTTGCTGACATGTCAAATGTTGATAATGTGCCAATTGGTTTTCTTTCATAAAAATTCCTTTTCTAACCCATCGTTCCAGCGGATGCTTCGCCCCGCTGAACTTCGCCGTTATGCTTTATGCTGTTCCACACCGTAGGTTTCCCGGTCACGCTTTCGAGGTAGCAACCATCCGCTTTGTCAGGTCGAACGTACTTCGCAAGGAAGTCAACGCGCCAAGTGCGGACTCCTGTACTCTTTTTGCTGATTTCGTTGCGCTCCACGCGCCACACCGCCCCCTCGATGGGATCAAGTGCCCCATGACCGCCGTATTCGCCGAGAGACTCCATCGCTTCAGCAATACTCATCGGCTCGCCGATTCGCACAACTTTCGGCAGCACAAAATCGCGCGCTCTTGATTGCACTTCCTCGAACAGCGCCCGCTCAGTGCCGCGCATGATGTCGAACAGAACGAACGGTTCATGCGGCAGTTCGTAGCGAGTGCCGTGCGCCTGTAGCAACCACTCTCCTACGCACCGCTCGCCCTCATGCAGCATAGCGTCAAATCGCGCATAATTCTGCGTTACCCAGTATGCGAACTTATGGTGTTGTTCATATGGCGAGGTGTTTGCGTTGTAGCCAGCACGCGTCAGCGGCAGAATCTGCCCTCTAACCTTGCAAATACCTACGTTCGATCCGTCAAGTTTTTCTTGCACGATAATGCGGTCGTGCTTGTCTCGCGCCTTCTCGTTGCATATGCGCTTTTGTCCTTCGTTGCAACTGTGGTCGCCTGACCCCATACGCGAACCTGGAAGGTGCGCGATGCTTCCGTAGTTCTTAATGCCTAAAGGTTTTGCATTCATAGGTCTCCTCGTTTCTTTACTAAGCTCCAGCGGATGCTTCGCACCGCTGAACTTCGCCGTTAGTCGCCAAAGCACCCGGGCTTGCCGCACCACAGCCGTTCAATTACCGGCTTGATGCCGCCGCTCCAATCTTGTTCGCCTGCGACGGTCACGGCCTTGTATGCCAACACCGCGCCGCCGACCCAGATGCACAGGATTAGCACGAGCACGCCGCCAATAAACCACGTCACAAAACGTTGCATGCGATTGAATCGCTTGTCGAAGTCGCTGTTCCAGCTTTTCATCATTTTTCCTTCAATAACTTTAAGCTTTGTAATAATCCAAAAGTAACCCAATAACGCAAACAAGAACAAGTAAAATCCAAGCAACGCCTTCAGCAGAAATTTTCATCATTTTTCCTTTCACCTAACACTACGTTCCAGCGGATTCGCTACGCTCACCGCTGGACTGGGCGTTAAGATAGACCCCATGATTAGTCGGGTTTCATCGTTACTCTCCTTTATTTTCTACGTTAGGCACTATTACGCCGTGTCTTTCGCATACAGCACCACGTTCGTCATCCATTTCAAGAATGCACCATTTGTCAGTACCCTCACATTTCGGGCACGACCAAATACCACCTTTTTCTTTCATTTCACTATATGTAGGCCAATTCATGATTAATCCTAAACTTTGTAATAATCCAACAAAAAACCAAGAACGCAAACAAAAACAAATAAAATCCAAACAAAGCCTGCAACAGTAATTTTCATAATTTTTTCCTTTTCACCTAACCCATCGTTCCAGCGGATGCTTCGCACCGATGAACTTTGCCGTTAGCCGTCACCAGCCTGAACCGATGACGGCCTCCTGTTCACTAGGCCGTAATGATCCAGTCCTCGGCCAGCATGTCAGTCTGCGAAGCCAGCCACGGCACTTTTGCGCCGGGGGTCGTCTTTGCGTCCTGCGGGTAGTTGATGTAGATGTACGGCAGCGTCATCTTGCTGTTTGCGTCAGGCGTTTGCAGTTCCAGCCAAAGACTAACACCATTCCAGCCGCTACGGGCTACCTTGTTGCCGCTTTTCAGTTCTTTCAGTGCTGTGCCAAAGTCCATTTTGTTTCCTTCGCTGTTGTGCCGTATCTAAAGGGCGCACGGCTAACCCATCAATCAACAAGGACTTGGCGCATAAAGCCGCGCCAAGCCTGTTATTTCAAGCGTTAGGCAACTTGAACTTTTCAACGTCCCATATCCAGAACTTGAGAATCATAGTGCCGTAATCCGCATAGTTTTCAATAACGTGAATTCCGTTTTCAAAACGATTTAATTCATTCCTTCGGTTAAAAACCCATGAATTCCTTATTGATAAACAAAGTGAAAACAGCGCAAAACAAATCGCCACAATATCTAACCAAGCCATGTTTACTCTCCTTTGTTTAACCGTTTTAACTTGGCTAATAATTTATTGTTTTTTTCTACACTTTCAGCTATTTCTTTTGAGTGTTTTTTGAATAAATTATTAACCGTTTCTGCTGGCATTTCAAATATATTTGATTCCAGATAAGCGAGAATTTTTTCAAGTTTGATTAAATCAATCAGTTCTTCGCGTGTTAATGTGTCTAGTTCGTCAGCGTTTATTTTAATACTCATGTTTACTCTCCTTTAGGTAGTTCTGGTAACGGCATCCAATGGGTAGGTTGCCACTGCAAATATCTTTGCGCACAATGAGAAAACCATCCATCAACGAGCCATTCGACAGTACCGCCAGATACAATTATGCTAGTCCCATCCTTCGGTGCAGTCTCTATAGGTTGCCAAGTCATTTCATCTCTCCTTTGTTTTTTTGAAGCATGTATTGGACTGCGCTACCGCCTCTCCTCCAAGCATCTCTATCTTCTCTAAGTACTTCCATTTCATGAATAAGAAATTTTATAATTTCAATCAGTTCCTCTCGTGAAAGCGTGTCAATTTCTTTTCCCTTCCATGTATGTATCATTTCACTCTCCTTCATTTTGTGTGTATTTTACACAATAAAATATAGCTGTCAATCAAAAACTATCCCATCAAATCCTAAATTGCGCGGTTTTTTGTTTTCTTGCTTCATGTACTCATCTTCAATCTGTTTCGACTTTGCGGTTAAATAAGCGTCAACTTTATAAAGCCATTTCGCTGGCATTATTTTCCCTTTTTCGTCCAAATCTGTCTTTTTTGGCATCAGTTCAGGGTAATGCTGTTTGAGTATAGGTTTGTAATAGTGCCAAGGAAAGGCTATACGACCCACCATTGCTTTTCTAATGTCTGCCGATAGCTCCACTATATCCTTGCCATCTTCTTGCATCCAGCGCGTTATAACCATGCTTGCGTATGGTGCGCGTCCAAAGTGGCAATTACAGTACCAATGCTGGCCGTCAATGCTATTTCCTGCCGGGGCATCGCAATTGTGTGCGTTGCATCCGGTTGACTTTGGCTCGTCCTGTTCTTTTTTAACGGTCAATTCCTTAAACTTTTTCATCTGTGATATTTCCCTTCTAAAACTTTGGCAAAGTTATTCGGCCTCATTAGCCATTCAAAATCAGCCCGGAACGGCACTTTCCCATTCCTGCCATCCGCGCTACCAATCAAAAACTTGGATTCAGCCACTTTCAAAAAATACGATTCAAAAAACTCAAGACCTTCGCTTTCCGTTTCCCAACTATCAGCCTGGCAGACTTCCCGCCATCGGCTTGCAGCATAAGCCTGTCGGGTTTTTGTCATTACCGCCACTTGTGGGCACGTTGGCAGCGCTTTGTGGTACAGATCAACTAACTTTTCAACAGGGCATCTTAAAGGTGCATCGCGTGAGCGATCACTAAGATACGTAGTATCTTTATCTTTTATATTGGTTATTGGTTTATGGTTAGTGGTTAGGTGGAGGTTCGTGTCTTGTTCGTTCACGGTTCGTTCACGGTTCGTGCGTCTTTTTTCTTCGCGCTCTTTTGCTATTCTTGCGTTAGTGCTTGAATTTTCGTGATATTTATCAATTTCATCCTGAATTCTTGACTGAAAATATACCCCGTTGTTTTCTGTAAAGAATTTTTCTAAAACAAACCGGACTGCCTCTTTTTCTTGGTCAGTTCTAGCCCAACACCAGTCATAAGCCTGTTCGATTGTCGGGAATTGTTCACGGTCATAGCACGCATCCATCAGAAGCGTGTACGCTCCGTGCTCAAGCATGGAAAGCCTTCCAGCTTTTTTGTGGTAATCCCCGATGTTTCTTTTGAAGTAATGCATACAATCCTCTTTGGTGGACGATCCCGTGTGGAAATTACCGGGAGCATTCGACTCGGTGGAGTCATTGAGGCGGCATCGAGACCGTCCCCAAAGAGAACTGTATCAATGCTCCATTTACGCTTTCCACGGCGTAATTAGATTTTATTCGTTTGCTTCAAAAATGCAAGCCCCTGCTTAGTAATCGCCCACACTCGTGCGGGTCGTCCTTTTTTGCTCAGCCTTGTATCAGTCGTAACTCTGACATAATTTGTCATCTCTGGCAGTCGTCGGCTAATCTGGTACTTGTCCAGCCAGCAATTCACTGCTATTTCGTCAGCAGTGCCATCTTTCATGTCAGCAAGTGCTAGTAAAATAGCTCGGTAGTGGTATGTCGCAAATTTTTCAGCGTTCTCGCCAGCATCTTTACTTGTTGACGGGTCTGTTTTTCTTGCTCTCATGGTCATCAGCGCATTTGTTAGCTGTTGCGTCCAATGGTTTTGTAAGTCTTTCTTTTTTACTTTCATTTTCATTTCCTATGAAATAATCACATCCTTTTGCTGGAACCAAAAAAGCCTCAAAGTCACGCACTACTTGATAACCAACAGGCCGCCAAGGTGAAGTAAAACGTGCGCATTTATGTCGCTGTTCGCATTTTTTGGCTTCGCAACGCGCCATGTCATAAGGTAATGTCATACGTGCCACCATGACTTATTTGACGTTACTCTGTCAATCGTGCGCAGGTGTACGCCGTACTTTTTTGCAAGCGCTTCATTAGTCAAATTGTTTTTAATATGCGCTCGTAGGCTTTCCCGTTGCCGCGCCGCGCTTCTTATGTCTTCAATGTCAGCATCGGTTAGCTTTGACTGCGGCAACTGCTCACCGCGCAAGCAATATTCCCGCGTGCGCGCTAAGTATTCACCGCGCTCTAATCGAGTTTCGGGTCGATGCATTTTCATATTTGACCCTTGCACGGCCATGTAGCGCCAAATACAGCTATCACTATTACATATCCGTCTAAGTGTCGATATTTTGGGTCTGTTTTTAGGTAGTTATGCACAACATCACGCGCTTGTCCGAAAGTAACTCCATCGGGTGAACAGTGGGCGGTTCCTCGCATAAGCTGGAAAATGCCCGTTATGTATCCTAAGGCATGCATTTTGAGCATATGTTCACTGCTTTCAATGTTGTCCAGCAGTGTGTTTCCTGTCACTTGTGCGCTTGCAGTAGAGGCGGCAAACAGTAGGGCGGCTAGTAGCTTTTTCATTTCACTTTTCCTTTATCGTTTCAATAAGAAGCCTGATGCCATTTGAACTGTCTAACGGTCGCTTGCCGTTTTCTTTTAAGTATTTCCTTCCCTGCTCGTCAATCCATAGTTTTCCTGCTTGACGTATATTTACTGTTTTAGCAACGTTCAGGCGTTGTAGTGTTCCAGTGTGCGTGTACATTAAATCACCTTTATCAGTTCACGTTCAAAAAGTTGAGCTATGGTCTTTCGGTGTGCTTCTTCCCATAAAAATTGTTTTTGGTGCTTGGTTAGTGCGTTTCCCTGGTCAATATCAGCATGACACCTGAAACACAAAGCCGCTACCCTGTAATCATGCGCCTTTATCCCCCTTCCTTTTCCGTCTCTGAGTTGGTTCGAGTGTGCCGCTACGACCGTGCCATCGTCCGCACCGCAATTTTGGCATGGGAAATCTCTACATGCTCTTAAAAGTTTTTCGTTTCTGTACATTGCATTGCCTTCCATGCTTTTATGTATTCAATCAAATCTGTCATCTGCGACTTACTCAGGGTACTAGTACGCTGATACAAAACATCCATGCCCTGACCGTCCACGGCTTAAACATACAAAACCCCGCCTTGTTGAGTAGCACGCATCCATGCCGCTGTAAGTAGTCGCTTCCATTGCTCTACCTCCAGCGTCATGTTGCACCATTTTTTATTTGCTGCCAGCTCCTGCAATTCAGCGTGTAAAAGCGCGTTTTGCTCAAGGTTGCGGGTCGGTTCTGTCACTTTCACCACCCAACCATCAGGCGCTTGCCTGATAGCTTGGATGGCGTTTTCTCGTGCAGCCTGGTGGACTAAACGAAACATCATTTATTTACTTCCCGCATCTTTGCCGTCGCACTGTGCAACATCAGTCCATGTATTTTTTTCTGCATTCTTAGCTTGGCCAATCTTTTTAATAGCCGTACGTTTTTGGCTGCTCACTTTTGACCATAGCGCCGTTTGTTGTTCAGTGTCTAGGGTTTGCTTGGCTCTTGTGTATGCGTCAAACGCCGCTTGATCTGAGGTTGCGCCTTCAATTTCCATCGCAAAATCAAGAATCAGGGCGCGTTCCTGTTCGTCACACTTGTCAAAATAGTCCATACCACCTACGTTAGCGGGTATTTGCATCGGTTTTTTTTCAGCAGGTTTTGGCTTGCTTGCAGCGTTGCCATCGTCATCTTCGGGCGCAATACCACACACTGCCATCAAACTATAACGTCGCGCATACGTTAAAGCCGAGCCGTACCCTTGCGGGTCTTGCTTGCTGGCTGGTACGCGCAAAATCCCGCCGCTGATCTGTTCACCGCTTTCGTGCATTAGTATTGTTTCCACAGCCACACCAGATTCGCACTCGTGCGTTTTTTGCATCAAAGCGAAGCCGTTTTTGTGCAAGCTGTCAATTACAGCCTCAACGCAAACGCTTAAATCAGCGTATCGGCTGCGAAAATGCGGGTTTTCGCTTGTTTTCAGTGCTGCGCCGAATCCTGCCTGGGCGCGTACAAATGCGGCTGATGCTTTCATGTCTAAATACTCCCGTTCTTTCATCACTGTTTCTAAAAATTCCTGTTGGCTCATTGTTTTGGCTCCCTTGCTTTCATCATAGCGTCTGCCATTTTGTAGCACTCGTAAGCTATTTCATCATTAGACTTATCGTTCGACACTCCGTGTGTTACTACAGCATGTAACAATAAAAAAGCAGAAAGATCGCGCAACGTGACCCCTTCTTTTTCGTTTGTCGGAAAATTCGGTATTGGTATCAACATTTCATTTCTCCTGTAAAGCTATAATTATACACACTTAATCTATTAAATCAACTTGTCCCTTAATATATTTTTTTCGGTGCAGCTCCCATCTCACAAATGTTAATTGTTGCGAAATAATCCTACGCTGTCTTTCTAGGTCGTCTATAGTGGCTTGTAATGCGTCAAGCTCAGCCTGGTCGTCGTTAAATGCAAAAAAAGCAATAACGTTTTGCCAAGCTCGTCTAAATTTTGCTGCTGGAAAGTACAGCTTAAAAAACTCTTTGATGTCAGTCATTTTTCACCCCTAATCAATTCGTTAATACACAATTGAATACCCATCTCACGCCCTTGCTTGTAATCGTCGCTTGCGCCCTGAATCGTGTGAGATTCGTCTTTGAGTTTTTTAAGGGCGGCGAGTAAGTAATCTCGATTAGTAAATCCAGCAGCGTAAGCGGCTATGACTAAGCGCTCAATGTCTTTAACATTGCAACTAAAGTCGTCGCTCATGTCGTGCGCGTCAAACCCAGCTTCCCGCGCCATGTGGATAATGTCGTCTCTAATCATTTTTCGCCTCTAATCTCACGGTCATTTTTTTCGTTCATGTGTTCTCTTTAATTTCGTTGTTTGCCATTTCGCAGAAAATTCCGCACTGAATTTCTGGTTCATCTTGATAGCGTCCGATGCCGACAGGAAGCTCATCAAGATAAATGCGCGTAGATTCGCTGCGAGTCATCTTTACACCAAGCGCCCTAGATGCTCCAGCCATCATCCAGAAACGCTCAGGAAAGTCCTGCCTGATCTTGTTCCAGTAACCAGCACCAGATGCTTTAACGCATCCTATGCAGTTGTTATGCTTGTACCCTAGACGGTACATTTCGGGGAGTTTTATCCCTGCGGTTTGTAGCATAGATAAACAATCGGCGTGACTTAAACCACGATCAATCAGCGGAACGATGCAATCAATATTGTTGGCGTCCAAAAACATGTTATAGCGTTCTTGTTCTTCTGAGCAGTAACCAAAAACGTGACGGTCTGTTGGCCGCTGAAATGCCAAGCGCACTTCTTTTTTTAGCAACATGGTGCAAGGTGCGCCATCAACTCCACTGATGTATTTGCGCTTGCCAATGACGTTGAACACTGAGCCGTCATACTCCTTAGCGATAAGGTTGACGATGTGCTGGCCAAACCAGCGTTCGCAGTCAGCCGCAAAGCGGTCATTGTCCGGGTGTTCTTCGCGCACTATGCAACGTGCTATGACAACTTCCTGATTTGCAAACTGACTCAGCACCAGTTTGGTTGCGACGGCGCTTGCTGCACCGCATGAAAACCAGCACACAATGCGCTTTTTTTGGGTGTCGTATGCTCGGTCAGTCATTTCTCACCCCTTGCTTTTGCAATAGCGGCACTGGCGCGCTCAAACATGCAACCGTCGCCGTCGTCGTTAAAGTTTTCTTGACGTTGGCACATGGCTAACAATTCTTCTAGCGCTCCAAGCAAATCAGGCGCGGCGGCAAATAATTGAGCAAGCGCCAATGTTTTATTAAAATCGCCGTAATGCAATACATAGGCCACCTGAATGTCGGGGTTATCTACTTCCTGTATATACAGTTCACCGTCACTGCATTCGCCGTATGTAAGCTGTCTAATTGTGCTAGTCATTTCTCACCTCTTGCTAGTATTGCTTCTAGTGTTGAAGCAAATGTGTTCCAGTCACCCCCAAGCAAGTCCATTCCTGCTGAATTCCATGCTTCATATACTGCATCAAAGAATAACCCTTCGTGTAATTCAGCAAAGCGCTCAAGGTGCAACAATGCCGATTTGCTCCAGGGCTTGCCAGAATCATCGCCCCAAACCTCCCGCGCCATGCGGATAGTGTCGTCTCTAGTCATTTCTCACCTCTCTTTTCAATAAGATATGCACAATCTTCTAGTGCCTCAATTACAATACTTAAATGCTTATCTGTCTCAGCAGCTTCTTTTCTACATATTGCCGCACACTCTTTACGTACTTTTGCTTCAAGTGTTTCAGCGAAGCGTTCAAGCGAGCCGTCAAGCCTAAACTGTATTGACCCGGTTCCCGTCATGGCTCCGGCTTCTTGCGCTATGCGAATAATGTCGTCTTTAGTCATTTATGCCCCCAATGCCTGAAAAATAGCCTGCACTTGCTCATAAGTCAGGCCAAAAGAAAGAATTAGCAAAGCCGCAAAAGACACGCCAGCCAGCCCCCAGGTTAAAACTTCCATTACAATACGTCCTATCATTTTGCCCTCAGTTCTTCCAATTTTTCCCGCAGGCAGTCAGTTAAATACGGGTAACTTGTGCCAGCATTGCCCTCTAAAATGACCGAAACAAGCGTTTCTATGCTGTAATTGCCGAAGCCGGCAATTTCTATGCGCTCGTCTTTGAAAATTACTGCATATTTGAATATGTTATTCATGATTCCACCCGTTCCATGCGTGTACTCGCTTTTGTTCTGCTTCGATTTTTGGCTGCCAGTAGCCATAAACTAATGCTTCAAGCGCCGCCGCGACATTCTCCGCGCCAGTGCCGTTGTTGTGGTACTGTTTCATTGACTTGAGTAAACGCTCGGCTATTGCCTTGCGCTCTGGTGTCATCTGGTCGAAAAAAATCATTTCGCCAGTGGCTTCTGCAACATTGTGTCCGGTGTATGGGTTCATATAATCTCCTGTTAATGATTAGTATTATACACACTCACAAAGACTATGCAAGCACTTTTTTGTGGTAAAAAAAAGCCCGGCACTAGGCCGGGCGAATTGCTGGACAGGCCAGCCAGGAGTGAAAAAACGTCAGTTTACTTGCTTTGCCCTCTACTGACAAACCAGTAACCGAGTACAGCGGAAGCCTGCCCGGTAAGCCAGGCAAAAGCTTGCATTGCGGCTTCATATCTTTGGTCAATGCTCAGGGTTTCCCAGCCAGCCCCTAAGCGTTCGACTAATAGCCAGTTTAGGTATAACGCCATACCGACAAGCAAAAGTGTCAGGCTAGGGCGTATCATGCGCCGGAAAGCGTCCGTGAGTATTAGCAACCATGCCCAACCGCCAGCGCTTTTAACCGTCTCAGCGTCCAAGTTATCCGCTTGGTGCGCTTGTCCGATAGCCGTCATTCTGGCTGATTCTATGCTGCCCTCTGCCTCTGCGACGGCCACCTGCAACCTGCCCTCGGCTTCGACTTTGGCTAGTTCTCTATCTTCTTTTCTTAGTTCTAGCTCGTGGGCTTGGTCAAGTTTTTTGATCTCAATGTCGGCTTTTTTGTTCAGGAAAGCGAATATGCCACCAATCAAACTACCGACAGTACTCGACCCCAGAATCGCTAAAATTGCGCTTAACATATCACCTCCAAAGTAAACGGCTTACCACCCGCCCAATCCATCAATTTACGCAAAGCAGGGCGTGAAACAAGTCCAGCGCGTTGCATGCGCCCGTCTGGTATCTTGATTGCGCCTAGTCTCTCGCACGGGGCAATGCAGCCGTGTAATTGCGTGACCCATCCTTTATTCACATCCCCGGCAAGATTCGACGCATGAATCAAAATATGGTTTCTGCCTGGTACATTTCTCACCCCATACACCCGCCCGAATCTTGGGCTATTGACTAGGGCGCATTGGTAAATGCCCTCGGGAATGCAGCTTACCCGCCTTTGATTTTCCCGCCACGGCAATTCAATTGTGTGCAATGTGTTGCCGCCAAACAACAAACGTCCGAACGTACCTTGCTCTGTACTCTGTCCACGTTTGAGCGTGACTATCATCTGTCTATACAAGAAGCCACGAGCTTGTACTCTTTGGGCATGTCTTTTAACAGTTTTGCCTTGGCTAGTTCGCAGGTTTGTTGTGAGCCGTGAACAGTCACTACGGGGTGTGTCATAACGCCAGCAACAATAAAAAAGCTAATCAAATAAGTCATTTTTCCACCTTCGCTACACGTTGCTCGAGCTGCAAAATTTTTGCATCAATCAATTGATCTTTGACTTTCAAATTCATCAAATCTTGATTCATGGCTTCCTGTTTTTGCATGACTTCTTTACCTAACCTCACCGCGCTTTCTAACTGCGTTTTTAAGTCTGCCGCCTGCCATCCTGCATAAAATAAGGCCGACGCGATACAGCCGCACCCGCCAATCAACCAGGTTAGCGGCACCTCGTAGCGTATCAAATTAACTCTAGGCGGCTGTATTGTTTCCATTTCAATTCCCAATCAAATCTTTTTTACCGCCCAATGCCAATTCTAAATCTGCCGGGCTTGGCACTTCTTTGAAAGAATACGGCCAGCCGTTTGCATTCAAATCATCGGCCACCATTTCAGAACAGATAATGCCGTTTGCGTTCCGTGTGCTTTTCCCGAATAAGTGGTAAATAGGCCGCAAGCCAAATAGTATGTAATCAATCACTCCGTACCTAGCCTCGTCAGTGTCGAGTTTGTGGTCAAGATATTCAGCCGTGATAGAAACGGGCGCTTCGATTAAAACGGTTTTCTTGTTGTTGTAAATAGACCATAATCTACGGCGACGTATCAAGTTCATATCCCAGAAATGCAACTCATTCGTAAAGCCGACGTGATAGCAACTTGACCCGGTGAATATCTTGGTCAGCGTGCTACTGGGCTTTTTGCCGTAGATAAAGGCGATTTTCATGATTCGCCGTACACCGGCGGCCAACCGCCACTAAAGTCGTAGTTTGCCGGGTCTGCGCTTGCTTCCATAGCTACTTTGTGCGCTCTTGCTGCGTCAAATATAGCCCGATCACTTTGTAATGCAGCCGCTAAAATCTGTTGCGCCAAAGCCCAAGTCATTTCAATAGATGACCCGTCCATCGTACTCCACATAATACCTGGAGGAATCGAGCCGTTTATTTCGTTGAGGCCGAGTTGCTGATTACGACTGATAATGTCAGAGTGGAACCACTTACCACCAGCTTGATAGCCGCCAGACAATGTCCGCCTTTCACGTTCGGCTTTAATGGCTTCCCACTTTGCTGTTTTAATTTCGGCAAGTGGCGGCTGGTTAAGAGTTCTGTCTATTTTTACAATGCTCATTGCGTAACCTCCGGGAATGTACTCCACGCAGCTCCAACTCCGTCCGTCAAATCTTCGTCGTCGCATGTCCAAAAAGCGCGGTCTGTGCGGTCTGTAGGAACATCAGCAGCGTCAATTATTTTGAACGGCTTGCCTTCCGGTACGTCTTTTAGTGCAATAGCTTCAATACCGTACTTAGCAAGTGCTTCTTCAGTGGGGCGCACTATTGCCAATACATTGTTGTCTTGTTTGTAGATAATTACGTTCATAGCTCACCTAAAAATAACTACATAAACTTGGTTTACATCAACCCCACTCAAACCCGTATTTTCTATGTTGAAAGGAAATGTACTAGTGGTTTGTGTAAAATTTGCGCGTGACATTAACAAAGCATTTACTGTTGTCGTATCTCGCGCATAAACAAACCCAGCATAGTTAGCATCAGGCATCGCGGTCGTAAAGTTTACTGTGTAATTACCAGTTCCGTTATCTGTAATACTTGACACATTACCGCTAGCTCGAATTGCCACAGTGCCAGTGCCGTTAAAGTTTACCCATGCACGACATTGAAACTCAGGAAGTAAAGTTGTTCCGCCAGGTATAACACTAGTCCTATCCCCGCTTGTTGATAAGAACATAAAACTATTAGCTCCAACACCAGCAGAAAAAACGCCATTGCCTCCAGCGCCAGCCGCTCGCACAAACTTAGTAGTACCGCCGTCCGTATTTTCAAAACTTCCACCATAACCACCAGCACCACCAGTAGTTCCAAAAATTGCCGTGCCTGTTCCTTGGCTAACATGCAAACGCCCAGCACTTGGAACAACACCAATACCAACATTGCTGCCTACATCCCATGTGGGCGCACCTGTTGATAACTTCGCTGGCGTAATTGAAGCATCGGTTATGTTGGTTGTATTTACTGAATTCTGAAACGGCAAAGTACCATTACCGCGTTGATACCCAACTACTCGCCACCCATTAGCAGGCGTTCCATTCGGTACTACAATTGCACTATCACCCGCCGCCGTGGTTATTATATTTGCTCCACCCGGTAATATCAGAGTTGTCGCGTTGTGGGTAAGGGTCAGAACTCCGTCAAATCTAAGGTAACGTGGCCCGTTGTAGTTCGTCCCGAAACTTGTAATTGTCGTGGTTCCGGTAATGTTGAGTAATACCGTATTTTGTGCGCCAATGTCCGTAGTGGCTGCACTAGCTAAGGTAACTGGTTGCCCTTGGCTGAAAAGCTGTTCCCAACGTAGTGAATCACCCGTCGCAGACCCCGCTGCCAATCCGGTTATTTTGTTGTTGCCAGCGTTCAGGTTTCCCGTTATTGGCGTTTGACCGTCTGCACTCAAAGATTGAGTAAGCGCAGAAGCTACGTCATTGATTAGGTTTTGCCAGTCCACCGCAGTAGCAGAAACACCGTTAGTTGCCGGGTTCCAGCTATTTGTAAGTAGGTTATAGGTTCCACTACCGTTACGTGCCATCTTGCTTTCCTTTACAATACGCCTATGGATTTTATTGACTTTTTAATCATCAAGCTCATTTTCTTTGCCATTTGCGCTTTCATATATCAGTTTTGGCGTTCATTTACTGGGCGGCAATAACGGGTGCGCTTAATTGACCAGCGCGTAAAAGGTCAATTAGTAATTGATTCGGCGCGCCGCTTCCGGGTCTCATTACCGCATTTGCCAGTCGTGGGTTTCTCAATAATTCCTGTATCCCAACAACACTGGGAGCGGCAACTGCAAGTCCGGGAAGTCCAGCCATAGCTGAACCACCTAAAGCACCCAATTGCATCAATGCCCTCATTGAACCGCCTGTTTGTGGCGTTCTATCTACTAAAACCCTAGAGCCAAGTTTAGATAATTCGGCAAGCGGCACATTTCTTAAGTCGCCATAAGACCTATTTACTGCTTGCGGTAACAATGCCGCCGGTATGTCGCCAGCTTCTCTGCCAGCAATACCTAATTCTGCATTTCTGATTAAAGGTTCAACCGTTTTGAATGCTTTGTATTGGCTTCTGTTTATGGTAAGCGCTGCCGCATCTTCTGGCTTTACTGAATCATTAAAAGTGTCAATAATAGACCTTCTCAGCTTAGTAAATTCATCAGAAAGCGCCGGGAAAGATTCTGCCCTACGTCTCAAATAAGATTGAAATTTATTAGCAACATCACCGGGAATAATTGAATTTCCGCTTGCGTCGGGCACTATTTTTGAATACAAATCATCTATTTCACGCAAAACCGCGCCAGCTTCGTTTTTTGGCAATTTTTGAGCTTGTTTTTTTACGTTTTCAATTGTTTGAAGCATGTTTGGGGCAACAACTAAATTATTGTTGTTCCAAATCTCGTCAAATTTATTGCCTAATGTTTTTTTGGCATCGTCTATAACATCTAAAGTAAGTTTAGGCGCGTTTGCTCCAAATGTTTGTCCAACAGCCCTATTAAATGCTTCCTGTTTTGCTTCTTGCGCGGTTGCTGCCATGCCGCCAGTGATGGGCGTGTCTTTTAATATAGACCTACCAGCTTGCACCATACGGCTTTCTGCCAAATCACCCAAACCTACTGGTATGTTGTATTTTTGCGCCAATTCTGCAAGTTCTATGTTTTTTGGGCGCATTTTCTGCCCCAAATAAGAACCAGCCGATCCTGTTACTTTACTAACCACCGGAATAGCTGTACTAATTGCCGCCGAAGTTCCCGCATCTTCTGGGTTAATCATCCCCCCCGCCAGTGCGCCAGTTGTTCCTGCCGCTCCTGCTCTCAAAGCTAAATCAGCGGCTTTTGCTCCAGTGGTAACAGGGGCGGCACCAGTCGTCATGCCTGACGTTCTTAATGCGTTTATTAGAGCGGGAGCGCGTGAAGCCACACCGGGTATCATTCCAAGACCTTTGGCAAGCGCACTACCAGCGCCAGCGGTTCCCGCTATTTCAGTGCCTATTTTTCCGACTTGGAAAGCCGCTGATTCCGGGTCTGCGCCCATTGATCGCAAACCTTCTTCTATTGCTTGTCTGCGTTCAGGGTTTCCAATAGATTGAGTATTTCCCGCTAGCAAATCATAAGGGGTCAGCAATGTAGCGCCAATTGAGCCAGCACCACGAACCGCCCCCGCCGCAAGGTTTGCTTTTTCAGCTACAGAACGTCGAGCATAATCAGCAACACCTTTGCCTAGTCTTTGTAATAGGCTAGGTTCTTGGGTTGCTTGTGGTGTTTGTGGAGCTTGTGGCGTTTGATTCCTTGCGGCTTTATAAGCAGCGGCAACAGTTTCAAATTCAGGCGTACCTTGTTTGTCCTGATTTTCGACTATCCACTGAGCGTATTTTTCTGCGCTCATTTTTTGCCCCTGTTCAAAATTGCATCAGCAGCATTAAATAATTCGTTTGGCGGTGTTGGCCGCGTCGGGCTTTGTCCTGCCGTTTGTGCGGCAGGGCCGGCTGTTGGCTCCATATCGCGCTCTGCTTGTTCACGCATTTTTTGCTTTTGAGAAATAACTAAAGGACCATCCCCAACAACAGGGAAAAACGTCCTTCTATTGAGTTCCACCTCTCCTAGTGTAGCGGCAGCCCCTGTTTTTGCTCTTAAATACGCTTCAGACCATTGATTTTGAAGTTGAGCTACTTGTTGTGCATTTTCTGGGGCAGCCCAGTTAGTATATGTGCTGCCTGTCATGGCGGTCTGCACCGGGCTAACTATCTGCGCTAACTTGTCTAGTTCATTGGTAGCTGATCTCATTTGCCCCAAAAATAACGCGCCTTTAGCTTGCGATTCTGTTAATTGCTTGCCCGGAGTTGTTGTTTTTGGTTTGTCTATTTCTAACCTTTCTTGCCCCAGTCTTACATTAGCCCAACCTCGTGCGCTTGCATCACGTTCTGACGGCGACATGCCAACAGCGAACCGCTGCCCTGCTTTAGGTGCTACCAGTTCAATAGCGCCACCAGTGTTAATTTGCATTGGCGCGTTGTAGGCAGGCATAGGCGCACCTACTGGCTGGCCAGCTTTATCTAGTTGCTGTATTAGCTTTTCACCGTTTGCGCCAGTTATTTCTACCGTTCGCGCTACCTCTGCCCGTCCAATGTTCGGGGCTTCATAGTAGCTTTTTACTAAATCAACAGGAACACCAGCGGCTATAGCTTGCTGCGGGGTACTGTTTTGCAATATACCCATTAAACGCTGTCTGTCTTGCTCGGCTCTACGCTGTTCTGCGGCTTTTTGTGCAAATTGCATTGCACCCTGTTGGGCAAATTGACGCATTGCAGCATCAGGCGAAGTGCTTAGTGCGCGAAACGCTGCGGGTATATTTTGCGGTTGGGCGGGTTTAATCGCTTGCGGCATTGGGTTGCCTTCGTCGTCCACTTGCGTTAGGTTTGGTATAACCTGCTCCGGTGTCCCTTGCATGTTTTCAGTGTAACCACGTAAGGCATCGGCCACAGCTTGCTGTCGTGTAGTTTGTAGCTGTCTTAGCTCATCTTCTGCCATTTGCTGACCGCGAATACCACCAAAGCCACGCAGTCCAGCAGCTAAATACTCAAGCGCATGGGGCGCAACAAATCTACCCCCTACCATTCTGCCTTGTGGGGCTTGTGTCTGGGCTTGCTCGCCGTAGCGTCTGCGTCGTGCGTCTATTAGCTGTTGTTCTAGGTCAAAGTCTCTCATGAGAATAACCCCTTAAAGCCCTTAAACATTGAACCACCAGCGCCCGGCAATTTAGCAAGCCCCATCCCAACATCAAACAAACCACCAAACATCCCACTGCCTGCGGCTTGGTCAGCGTTGTATGCATCCATTTGTGCGCCATAACCTAGCTGGGCGGCTCTCATCATGTCGGGGCCGGAAGTCGTTGCCTGTTGTGCAAACTGTTGGAATTGCGGGGCTTGTACTTGGTTTCCAGCACGTAGGGCATTTATCAGGTTAAGCGGCCGGTCTTGTAAATAAGCTTGTTCTTGCAGTGCAGCAGAGCGGTTAGCCTGGTCAAGATTTATGCCTTGTAATGCAGCCTGTAGTCTCAAGTCGTTAGCTTGCTGGCCTTGTATTGCCATCTCACGCGAGAAAGCATCCGAGCCTAGTCCAATGCCAGTGTTTGCCAGCCGTTGCCTAAGTGCTTCTTCTTGTGACTGTAGCTGTGGATTAAGTCTTGCCAGTAACGCTTCCTGCGCGGTTTGGCCTACGTCAATTGCACGTTTTGGTAATGCGCCAACGTCTAATTCTGGGTTTTCAAATATTGAGCGAACCCGATCAAAGCCAAGGTTTGCCACCTCGCCATACTTACGGTTCAGGGCAAGTTGTTGGTCTAACGCGGCCTGTGCTTCGGGGGTAAGTTCGGTTGTCTGTTCCCATCCTGAATCTGGGTCGTATTCCATGAAATCTTCGGGTCTTGGTGCTGTTCCTTGAGTTTGCCCTTGTTGGCTTTCTGCCATCATTCCCGCACCCAATGAGCCTCCCTTTCTAAGCTTAACCCTTTCCTCTGTGCTTAAATTTTGCCAATCATTTTCAGTTTGCGAAGGAAAACGTGACTGGTTATAAGATTGCAATGCTTTGTTGTAAGCGTCGTAATTTATTTTGCCGCCAGTCGGGTTTTGTCGCCAGGTTAGTCTTCCCCACGGTGTTATCTGGTTAGCGCGGTTTGCTCGAACTGCTGCGCGGGTAGCTTCTAAGTTACCTCGTGCTGTTTCTTTTGCGGCTGATTCGTAGTCGGGTGCGGGGGGTGGGCTAGAGCTGCACATATTTACCTCAATTCATAAACCATTTCGGTTGCCATATTCTTAAACCCCATTCTTTGCCATAACTTGCTAACTCTTAAGTCAGTCACGGCTGTACAATAGGCTTTTTGAACGTCAAGTTTTTTTAGTTCAGCCAATACATGCTGCACTAATTTCTTTCCTATGCCATTCCGATGGTTTCGGGTAACGAATAACGCATCTTCTTTGGCTATTTTATCACCGTTATGCATATCATTGGTAATATAAATCAAACAATATCCGACACATTCAGCGTCGTGTTTTACAATAAAAAACTTTAACCAGCCATCATTATTAAATTTGATGTACCTGTCTAGTTGCGGATTAAATGGCGAGGTTTTTATGCCATCTTTTTCTAATCGTTCTTTCATTTCTTGGTAATGCTCACTGGTCAATCGGCAAAAATCAGGCAAATTGTTTGCTATTTTTGCTTCATGAAAAGTGTACATAGTTAGCCTTTATAAAACAGAGTTGGACGACTGGAAAAGATAATCGACATTATTAAACCTAACCTCAGAGCCGTTATTCTGTACTTTCAACCTTAACGATGCGCTATTTGCCACCGCACCTACTGTATTCCATCCGGTAATCGGTCTCAATCCGCCGCCCCAAACCATCGACCCCCATACCATCGAACTCCACACCATGCCCGTAGGTGGCGTGAAATTCAGTGTACCTTGAGCATCTTGGGCTAGGTAATCAGTGTTCAGTCCGTAAAGTACCGAAGGGCTGCCAGTCGTCAAAATGTACGGTCTGACCATCGTGAAATACTTATTGAAGGCTTTGTTACCGAAGTAATTAAAGGCAGGTAAGCAGTCAGCTTGTATAGGTGTTGTGTTGTCTAAGTCGCCAAGCCATGCCTTATAAACCCGTGTATTGTCTGCGTAGTACAGTCCGGTCGAGGCATGTAGTAGTACGTTAGCGTTCCAGCCGACAAACTTTGTCCATGCGCCCGTGATCGTGTTTTGTGCGTACTGATAATTCCCGCCGGGGTTTGGTACGTTCAATAGCATCATGTTCGCGTCAGGGTATAAAGTCAGTTGCCACCCAAACGACGAACCGTAGGAATTCGCTGCAATAGATACGCTATTCTGTATCTTGTCAGTCAGGGCTACTGTTCTATCGACACTTGCTGACAAAAGACCGCGCCCCAACGGGAAAACGCCCTCTGTGGTGTTGACTGCTAAATCCCCGCCGTACTTCTCAGCACATCGACGGCCTAAAGGCTTACCTAACTGAAACACTCCGACTATCGAAAAATCACCACCCGCGCCGGGGTTGCTGCCTCTGTAAATCGCCACCTCGCCCATCGTTGAAATAACGACGAAATGGTCATCAGCACCCGCGCCAGCGTCCACCGTCCATGTATAGCAGGCCATAATCGACCCGCCATCGCGGAAAATGGCGCTCATATCCAACGTACCCACTGCCCCACCTACTTGTCCAACGGGCAGAAATACCACCTGCATGCTGTTTTTGACCACAAAATACAGCCGTGACTTAAACACGCACACATGCACCAGGTTAGTTGTCGTCACTCCGGTTATTGAAGGCGTTGACGTTCCATCTATTGCCGTCCATGTCGTGCCGTTAAATAGTTGGGGTCTGTCTTGTCCGTTCACTAGGTACAGAAAAGACCCACCCGCAGTAGTCACGTTAGCGTGTTGCCATTGTGCTGAAGTCTGCCCGGTCACGACTGCCGCGCCTACCGCTCCGGCTGTAGTTACGTCGAAAATACCCGTACCCGCTGCGGCGAACAGTTTTGCCCCGCCACTTGTCGGCAAATACTCCACCAGCGTTTGTACTGCGTTTGCAAAACCTGTAACGTGGTTAGTGCTGCCTTTTCTTACCCCTACATAGGAAGGGTACGGCCACCAGTTATCTAGTATGAGCGCATATTGCGGTTTCATATCAGCAATGCTGTCTCGGTCATTAAGACCGCCAACCGGGGCAGGTATTGAGGTAGCTCGTGCTGTTGCCATAATTAACCGGGAAAATTGCCGTCTTGTATGTTCCACTCAGTCAGCAATATATTACGTGGCAAACCGCCGAGTGTAAGTTTTGGTGCCGACTTGTCCTGTGCTTTAATCGTGTCGAGCATGTTTCTAAATTCCGGCAAGTCTAAGCCAGGGTCAAGTCCTTTAGAGGCTTTCCACTGTACTTTTAGACCTAAAACCATCAGCGAATCGTCAAATATCGCTCGGTCAGTGTCGTCTGCGTAGGTTTTGCGAGTAACCCCGCCACCTGCATCAATCCAGTTTTTTGAAATGTAGTAAAAAGACAGGTTCAATCCACCCGTGGGCGGGTCAACCTCTAGGAAGTTGTTAGCAATTCTGAAGCGAAGGTTTGGGCCATCGCTGATAATCGCTGATTTATAAATCTGCCATTCTTGAGTGGTTGCAGGCCCTATGAGCGGCCATTGTGACGTTCTATCCCATTCGGTCTGGGGTATTTGTCTGCCCCAGTCACTCGGTAGGGCGTATTGTGTTTGCCCCTGAACCGTAGTAAAACTGTGTTCAGTATTCAGCCTTTGCCACTCGTACTGGCGGGAAAGGTCTCGCCCTAGTCGGTTGACCAAGGCGAGTAGTTGTATGATCTGCGGGTCATTGTTCCCGATAACCAATGTCGGGCGGCTTACACCCAGTTCACCAGTAACCTGCTGCACTAGCTCCAACAGGGTGTAATTCATGATTAGCCCTCGACGATTTCAGGTTCTTTGCGTGGTCTTCCGCGTTTCACTTCCGGGTTTTCTAACGAGGCTTTAAGCGCTTCAAATTCATTACGTAATCGCTCGTTTTCAGCTTGCAGTGCGTTAATAGGCGCATTTCCTGCCGCTGCCGCTAGATAATCCCGCGCTTTCTTTCTCAATTCCATCCAGCCCATGCCCATGCGCTGTAATGCGCCATCGTTCACTTCGGCCAGATTTTCTACAGTTCTAATACCAAAATACTCGGCTTCTTTGCATTGCGACTTTGTGATCTGCGGCCACTGACTTAAAACCGTTCCAATCACTTCCCCCGCCATACCTGCCTCAAACTCACGCCACTGTCGAGCATACTTCTGCTTGTAGTGTGCGTCTGCTTTTACTTCTAAAACATTCAAACGATCGCCGGGGTGTTGAATCCGAATAAATGGAATTTCTTTGTAAATCGGTCGGCCAGCTTTTTCGCTTTCCGACTTCAATTCAACAGATTCCATGAAAAACTCGACAAAACTAGACTGAGGATTGCTCATATCTTCTCCGCTCAAAATTAAACAGGGGCAAATGCCCCTGCCCACTCAGTAAGTGACCCAGTTAAGACTATTACGTCCCAACAATCTCGCCTGACCAGCAGCCGCAACAGAAAACGCGGCGTTAGCTGACAGTGCATTAATAGCACCGCCAGTTGCCGGGTAAATGTTGAGAGCGTTAGCGCCAAGGTTTTTAACAGTGACTTCTGCACCAGGTTCAGCCGGGGGCAAAATAACTCCAGTACTGGCTGCCGCTGTCGTTACTATGACATGAGCGCCAGTTACCAGAGTTGCCGTGCCTTGAGTTGAACCCGCGGCGGTCACGTTGTCCTGAATGTCGCCACACACCTGTTCGGTAAGTGCAGCAGCCATTCCGACACCCATACACCGTGAAGGGTAGCTCATACGTTACTCCTTAGACAGAAGCAGCAGAGAACCAGCCACGATCACCAGAAGCCATAGCAACCGCAGGTGAGCGGTAAGAACCGCCAGTTGCAGTCACTAGGAACGTGGTAGCGTTGACGGTACATACTGCTGTCGCAGCGGTAATGACGGCGTTAGCTTGGCCATAAACATAGCGACGACCATCAGAACCAAAGACCTGAGTGCCCAACTGCGGCGCGTCTTCTGCACCGGAAGCGGGGCCCACATCAGCGGCCAAGGTAATGGTATTCAAATCACACCCCGAAATTGGGGCTACGGAAAAAGGTGCAGCCATTTTAGTATCCTTTCAAAATTAGTCAGTCAGAACGCCTTGGAAGCGAGGGCCAGAACTGGTCACGTTACCTGCCCAACCAATCAGTCGAACCATCGCGTCTTGGTTAACCGACATGCGATCACCACCAATCGGCACAAAGTTACGGTCACGGTGCGGACGGAAAAACAGGTATTTAGTATTCAGGAAGTACATGCGGTTGGTGTTCAACTGACCACCAATACCACCATCCAAGAACACATCGCAGTTAAAGCCAGCACCGAAGTATTTCAGGCTAGTGAAACCTGCACCTGCGGAACTCTCGCTAGAAATACGCTGAATGGCTTGCAAGCTTTCCAGATAGAAGCGGTAGTAGTTGTTACCTGCCACAATGATATCGGGGCGGTCAGAACCACGCACTAACTGAACTGCAACTCGGTTCATGTACGATTGAATGTTAGCAGCCGAAGCAGCAGCACCGCCATCGGTCGTAGCATCAAACGCAATGTTGCGCCAGAACGAGAAGTTAGTACGGTTGATACCACCGTAAACGCCAGAACCAGGCGAAGCCGAAACAGCCAGAGCCAGACCAGTGATGTCTTTGCCGCCGTTACCCGTACCGTCCGAGTAAATACCAGCAGAAATGTCGTTGATCAGTTGGGCTTCGGCAACCTGAATGCGGCCTTCTAACAGGTCAATGATCTGTTCCTTGCCGCTGTTTTGCAGCATTTCGAGACCAGACATAGAGACAGCAGCAGCGTATTGCTTAATGTCAAACTGAGCGGCGCTAATCGGACTGTTCGGGGTAATGTCGATAATGTCATACCCAGAAAACGAACCAGCGTTCTCAGTAGTGGTGTCGTTGTACATTACTTCCTGAAGAATGACGTTACCGCCAGAAAACAGCTTTTGGTTGCCGCGTTCTTTCAGTTTATAAAGTAATGCGTTGTTGTTGGTACAGTTATCAGCCAGCGAACCAGAGCGTGACTGAATAGTGGTTGCGACAATGTCGCTTAAATTGGCAAACGTAGCCATGACAATCCTTTCTGTTAAGAATCAAATTGCGCGGCGAGAATATCTCGCAGCGAACCTTTATTACCGGGCTGAACCCCAGAGGAAGCAGGACTAGAGCCTTTTACACTCACTGCGGCGGTTCTCGCCTTTTGAGCTTGGGCTTGTTCTAGCGCTTTTTTCTGAGCTTCGGCGCGTTGCTGATCTAACAGGGATTGCCTGATGTCGGGACGCATCCAGACAGCCATTTCATACGCTTCTTGTAAATCTTTGGCGCTGCCGGTTTCCAGCAGGGTAGCCATCTCATTACGCACTGCGTCAAAGTGCGGGCGGTCAGGAGTTGCAAACGACGCTAACTGATCTTGCGCTATTGCTTGTTCCTGTTGCCTAGCCTGATTTTGCCACATTTGTTGCTGATTACGCAACACCTGCAGCTCGTTCATTAAATATTGAGTTTGCGGGTCAACTTGGGGCGGTTCTTGAACCTGATTTAAGTCGATGTTGTATTCTTTAGCCAGTTGAGCGAAATACTGCGCTTTTGTCACCGGGTCTGACGTTCTCAGCGTCATATCGGCACGCATTAAAGCGTTGATAGCGGTCGGCGCATCTACGCCTAAACTCTGTAAATGTTGCTGATAGGGAGCTATTGCTGCATCATAAGCTTTCGCTCGTTCAGAATGGCCTTTGAACTCTGAAACACCTTTATGGAAGTCAGATTCGCGTCGTTCGGCTTCTTGGGTGAGTATTTTGATTTCCTCAGTCGTCAAAGGTTCCCCACGGTCAGCCTTTAGGAAAGCTTCTTGTGCTGCGGGTTTCCAACTTGACGGGGCTTTGCGCGGGGCGGGTTCTGGGGCAACTTCTGGCGTAACTTCTGGTTCTTTCTTGGCAAACTTGCCATCCTCTGACCTGGCTCTCGGTTCTTTAGTTACTTCTGTGGTTACTTCGGGGGCAACTTCTGGCGCGGCTTCGGCCTCTGTCGTTTCGTGTTGTTCGAGTGCGCTTTCTAGGGCTTCGGCTATGGATGGCATAGTGGTTTCCTTTTAATAACCTTTTGAATTCAATACTTCGGCAATAGTCCTACGCCGGGCTTCCCGGTCGTCTGTCCGTTGCTGTTTTTTCATGTGGTGGTCGATTTCGTTTCCGATTTCAATCAATCCGTGACGTTTTAGATGTTCACGGTGCTGGCTTCGGCTGGTAATCATTTCGCCAGTTGCTTGGCTTTGGTACGGCTGAATGTCCGGGATTATCATCGGCGCGGAATATTCTCTGGAATAGAACTCTTCGGCGGGTATCAGTTCGCCGTTGTGCTGTATGTATCTTTGTCTGGGCATAGTCTTAGGCTATCAATAATAGGGTTTCTATATCTTCTTCCTCTTGCGCGATTCTAATCTGTTGTATTTTTATTGCAACAATTATTTGTTTTGCAATGTTTTCTGCTAATTTTTCATTGATTTTGAGCGTTTCTGGCTGAATTGAGGCATATTTTGGCGAAACTGTTGCCGCCACTTTTATAGCTTGCTCTGGTTCTTCCTCAATAAACTCTATGACTTCTTCAATGTCCGGGGTTTTGGTTTCCCACTGTTTTGCCCATTTTTTACGCCAAAACTCGTAATAATGGCCTCCGGCTATTTGTGCGCCGCTATATATTAAATTAGCGTCATTTCCAGAATACGTGTACGTCCCACCTTCGGCAATAAGCGTATAGGAACCAGATGGAGTGTAAACAAGATTAGCATCATTCCCGCTGTAACCGTATGTGCCGCCATCAGCAGTAAGCAGTCGGCTATAAAGCAGGTTCGCATTGTCGCCTGAGTAGGAATACACCCCACCGTCAGCAAGTAAAACGCGGTTAAAACGTAAATCCGCATTGTTGCCAGAATAGCTGTATGTGCCACCATCGGCAGTGAGCAAACGGTTATAAAGCAGGTCGGCATTATTTCCAGTGTAGTTGTACGTACCGCCTTCTGCTATTAAAACGCGGTTATACAGTAGATTGGCGTTATTGCCACTATATGTATAAGTGCCACCCTCGGCAGTGAGTGTATAAGAACCGCCTGTTATTAGAGAAAGCGGAGGTACTCTAACTCGCAACGGCATTTCAGTCCCCGATCAGCGGCGGGCGGTTACGAAACGGGTGCGCGGCGGGCGGCGCGTCAATAAGCCGACCGTCCTTCCAATATAAATATCCTTCTATCAACTCAATTTGCCTGTCAGTCGCCGCATAAGGCAAAATTAAAAGGTCTCGCATTCTACCTGTAAAAGTATTTGGGTCAGGACCAAATCCAACAAACAAAGGGCCTGTACTTGTCGTGGTCGTTGCCGTAATCCCACCTGATGCAACCAGCGCACCATTTACACGTAAAATTGATTTTGTTGAGGCGCTACCGTCAAATCTCCATGCAAGTAGATAATTTGTGTTCGTGGCAATTGTTGTGCCTGTAGTCTGACCGTTCAGAACCGCAAGCAAATCAGCGCCAATAACAACTAATCCCGTTCTTGCCGTAGGGGTAGTGGGTCCATGTTCAAAAAACCAGCCTGTCGCTGTTTGATTGATTACCGCAAACGCTGTAAATGCCGCGGTGTTGACAAGGGGCGTAAAAGAAGCGGTGCCTACTAAACGTTGAGTTGCGGCTGTAAACCCAACAGAAGGGGTGTTATTCCACCCCGTTGCTTGATAAGCAGGTCGAAGTCCAGCAGTCCCTTGAGTAAAAGACCAAAGACTATCCGAATCATCCCATTGTGAAACCGCACCACTAACAACCGTAATGTTTCTTTGTGCGTCTAGATTCAAACCGCTTCGAATTATTTCACGACCTAGCGTCCACAGCCGCCCCTGCAAACGTGCTTCGTCGTATGCGTTTATCCCGCGAGGCATTATGCAATATCCTCATTCCACGGGCGCACATAGAGCTCGTTACCAGACGCAGCGAACGCCACGCCTGCGTTATTTACCACGCTCAGGCGCATGGAATACGGGTACAGCCGCACCATGTTAATAACAGCCACCTTTGCCGATGCGCCGCTTGTAAGTGGCACAACGTACAAATCACCACCAATGCGATCAGCCGTATCAGTGCCGTCATTCAAAGTGACGCGCAGCGTAATCGAGCCGCCCGTCGCGGGCGTAATACTGCCAAGCTTAATAGTGACTGTACCGTACAGGTCGCGGTTGGTTGAGTTGTCATAAGTAACAACAGACGATTCGCCAGCGTTCGCCAGAGAATTGAGCGTAGTGCCTGCAAAGTTACTCGACCGCGTGCTTGGGGCAGCCCATTTCGCGATTGCCATGTTATACTGCTCCTCTTGCCAGCCCTACCGTGCGGGGGGTCACTTCCACACCATTCGCCTCAGCCCATGATTGATTAACATCATTCGCCAGCGCTTTTAACGCTATTGCTTGCGCTTGCGTCATGTGTCCAAGCGCGGCAAGCGTGTCAATCATTGTGCGCACTGAGTTGCTTGACACCTCTAAATCACCACGGTCAATAACAGGCAAAATTTCCGCAATGTCTTTAACATTGTCAGATAATTGTGCAGGAATTGTCTCTGGGTTTTCTGCCCATCCGCGCAATTTTGAAATAAAAACACCACCACCAACAGCGCCAAGCCCCATCGTTTCAATAATTGTTCCAGCGCCAATGCGCCTAAAAGTCAGCTTCATTGGCAGAGTAGGGTCGGGCGCATTCAATACCTCAGCAATTTCCCAGTCCGGCATTGATGCTGGAAATTCTGCTACTTTTTGAGCCAAAGTTGTCATATTGATACCTACGAAACAGTAATTGCAGCGCCAGTAAAGTCAACAGTAAACGTTTCACCGTTCGCCATCGTAATGCTTGAGCCATAATCCCACCAACCAGCCAACGGGTCGGCGGGTGAAGTTGGCGTGTCATCAAACAACACCACATAACGAAAAGGCCCAACAGAACCAGAAGCCGTCAACACCAAATCCTGTAGCACCAGTGTGTAAGTGCCGCCTGTCTGCGAGGAACTTGTCGTTGTAACATTTCGGCTAGACAGGTTTGTGTAGCTTATTTGCGTAATGTCAGCAAGTACGCTGTTTGCCGCTACGGGCGCGGTGTTTGTCAAAGCAATAGTGAACTGGTCAGTGCCTAGATTAGCCACTTCTACCATGTTTTCAGCCCATGCGTTAAATTTATTAAATGTTGCCATTTTTAGCCCTTTCAAATACTTTCAATGTTTCCAAATTGGTCACGAATTACTGGTCGAACGATTCCATTTATTTCAACTTCTTGTACTTTTCCATTGTTGTCACGTATTATGCGCGTTTTTTTTGGGGTATTGCTCATTTGTATAATTTCATCCCGCGTCATGCTTATAGTATTCCCCAAAGTCTCGGCCATCTGGCTCATCATGTCTCTGATGTTTTCTAACAAATTGATTTCTGGCTCGTCAGTTTCTTCTTCTTTAGCGCCTTTTTGAATTTTGGCAACTTGCAGCTTTGTTTCTGCCTCAATCTGGGCTTTCATTTGCAAGCGTTGCGTCTCGGCTTCTTGTCTGACTTGTTCTCTAGCCGATTCGTATTCTTGCCGCATCTGTTCCAGATCTTTAGCCTGCTGCGCCTTAAATTGCTCAATCTGTCCTTGAGTTTGTATTTTTGCCTGTTCTAGCTGCATCTTGCCCTGTTCAACCTGCATCATAGCCTCGGCTTTCATCTGCTCCGGATCCGGTTGAGGTTGTTCAGGCGGTTTTGGTGCGTTAAGTTTTGCCAAGGCTTCATCAAAAGCAGATTCCATCATTCTGCCGCCCTTGAATGCGCGAACACCAAACATCAGCATTTCACCCATCAAAGGAGCGAGTTCTGGCACTTGTTGAGTTACGGGCAAAGCTCTGTCCATGAACTGACCGACCGCGCCAAGAAACTCAATCCGGCTCTGTTTTTCGGTGGCCTCGTCCATCTCTACCAGTGAATCAGAGGCAACCTCAATCCTGAACCCTCTGGCTGGCTCAGACTTGAGCAGCATAATGGCCTGCTCAGCATATTGAGCATCCATTGTCCCCATGATTCCAGACATCTCGACAAGGGTCTGGGGCGCGTAAAAATCGCACATTATCTGGGCTTTTATTCTCAGCACTTCCGAAGCAAACTGAGCCACTTCTGTTTGTCTTGGTTTTATTCTCAATGAAGCATATTGGCTTTTTATCTGTTGCGCGGCTGCGGTTTCCGAAGCTATCGTTGAACCGCGAATAATGTCAGATATTCCGGTAATCTCATACACTACCTGTTTCGCCTGCTCTCTAGCCGCGTAGCATTCACGTAATGCTTGGAGTACAGAATCCAGCGGCATGAAGTCAACCACACCCTTTAGACCGCCTTTTTCCGCAAAAGCTGCCCAAGTGTCAACAGATATCAACTGGTTATCCACGCCCTCGCTTAACATCCTCTGTACGCTTTGCTGGCTTGCGTCATAGACACCCACGACTTTAACCGCTTCGACTAACTTTGCTATCCGGTTGGTTAGCATGTCAATCTCTTCGGCTTGGTCTTGATAAAGGCTGTAATCGGGTATGGGTACTAAAGTCTCGGTGGTTTGAGTAGCAAACAAAGGCTTGGGGCACGGCCAGAAACTATCTAAACCGAGTGGGTCGTCTTTAATGTCCAGCGTCTTAGAGTATCCCTCAGACACCCAGAAAACCTGCTTTGTCGTCTTGCTCCATATTTCCCAGACAACGGCTTTTTTCATGTCGTCCAGGCCTTCAACACCCATTTTTTCCATTTCATCTAGGCCAACAGGTTCGTGAGTTAATGGAACTTGCTTAAAATCCTCGCCAAATCGCTTAATGCCATCCTCTTGGCTCATGTACACCCTACGGGCAATCCATGTCACCTCATCCCAACATCTAGCGGGTGAATATCTCACATCTTTCCAGAAGACATAATCTACTGGGGTGCATTCGTATTTATACGGCGCGTTGGGCATAACTTGCGCCTCGCCGCCCTCTTCACCGGGCAAAGCGTCAACAGGCTGGGCTAGTTCTTTTTCCTCGAACCGCACCCACACCGTGCCGCGTCCGGGCAGTAGTCTGTCAATTATCGCCAGCTTCATCGAGGCGTCAAAGTCGCCCTTGTCAATCTCGTACTGTAAACAACGTTCTATAATCACCGAAGCAGTGCGACCAACAGGGTCAGAATCCTTCCAGCGTCTCGATACTTCGGCTCTAGGGGTTTTCCCGTATAGGGCGGGTTTCAGGGTCTCAACGTTTGACCAGAGTATATTAAACCTCTTACCATAAGTCGTGAAGTTTTTGCGGTCGTCACGATAACGCCGTATTATCCTGTCGCCACGCTCAATAAACTTTTCATCTTCACGTTTGGCAAGTTTTAACTCGGCCAGCCATTTTGTGCTTGCATCTACTGGGTTCATGTGGGTATTCCGTATTTTTCAAGAAGCGGCTTGTCGGTCATAATTCTTGACCAAGCCTCCTCTGGGCTTTCCGCAACGGCCACCAGTCTTTCGGGTGTTGCGCTAGTTTTTAACTCTGCGCCATTGGGAAATAGAAAATATGCTGTTTTGTCTTCACATTTAACAGGGTGCCACATGACATATTGAACCGCGCCAATTTTATCAATGGCTGGCGGCCTGGCTTGTGGGTGCGCTTGTACAAATATCATGGGACTATGCTCACTCTTACCGCGCCATTCGCAACCATAGGCGTACCGTTTGAATATGTCGCCAATGCGCCTGTCGAGACACACAAAGCGCCATCATTGGCTCTGGGAAGTCCGTTAGACCACACCACACCCACAGGAAGCCCAGCAGTCGCATCAACGTATCGAATCTGTCCTGCGTCTGTCATTAGAAGACCGTTAGCGTACTCATCACCACCAGTTGAAATAGCCCTGTTCAAATCACCAGATAAAAGCACACCGTTCTGAAATGTGTCTGTCGGCTGAATAGCGCCAGTTCCTAATTGCACTACTTCTGCTGATACTGTAAATATAGACATTAGTATCTTTCCTGATGGCGTTTAACGTCTTGCCACAATTCGTCTAAAGGTGCCGTAATTATGACACCGTTTTGTGCTTTTATGTTGAATTTTGCGGGTTTTTCGGGTTCTTTTGGCTTAATTTGCTCCGCTATCAGGCATCCGTAACTGAATCCGTCGCCATCATGTGACGCCCAATTGTGGTCTGGGTCG